GCGCCCACCTCAGAAATACGCGGGACCCATTTTTTCAAAAACCAGAATTTTCTGGAGCTAAAAAAATCGATAGGAGGTAGGCTGATGAATCAAGCTGCTGCCGACGCCGAATATCAGCGACTCCTGTTGTTAGTTAAAGACGTCGACGAAACAAAAAAACAATTATTAAATGAGCTGCTACATAAAGCGGCTTTTTTAAAAGTCAAGATGGACATACTTGAGGAGAAGATGAAGAGGGGTGGTGTTACCCAAAAATCATCTAAAGGTAATGTTAGAATCTCTCAAAGGTTTAAAACCTATTTAGCTTCTCTTCAAGCCTACCAGCAAGTCATCAAGACCATAAACACAATAGCTGGTAAAAACAAAATCGATGATGATGACGAATTTGATGAATTCATGAGGTCAATAAAAGGAGAGCAGTAAAATGGCATTTGAAATTAATATCCATGTTAATAAAAACGGTAGACTTGAATCAGAGCTTTTTCCTTTAGAGATCTCTGTATTTCGCGAATCTAAAAGAGTAAAACTCTTGTTTGAAGTAGATGCAGAAATTGATAGCACATATCATTACTTAAAATTCACTCACGCTAATGCGACTTACTTATATAGAGTGCATAACAACGAATTTGAAATTCCAAAAGCTATTACTGCTTATGAGGGAGCGTGGGAAATGAGTTTTGTGGCTTGTGATGAGGTTGCTAATAGCGACTCTACAATCACAGCAAATTATATCTATGCTTCTGAGCCTGTAGTGGCCACAGTCCTAAAAGGGAACTTGGGAATCATTCATACATCTGAAGAATTCAAAATGCTCTCTCAATTAGTAGAAGGAACCTTTAATCACTTTGAAATCCCTGAGGGAGTTAGTTTTATAACGACTAATTTCCTAGCTGATGCTACGAATGAATTTACTGTAAATGTCCCTTACACGGTTACAACCATTAAAGCTCATGCTTTTTATCAAAGCGGATGTACACACATTGAGTTTGAACCTGGTAGCCAGTTAGCAACCTTAGAAAATTATGCTCTATATCGTATTCAAAACTTAGATGACATTAATTTCCCGTCTTCGTTATCGAGTTGGGGACAATACAACTTGAGCGGATGCGGTAGTGAATATGTCACCTTTGGTGCTAATTCAAATTTAAGAGCGTTAACATCTTATGCGTTCTGGAATATACCAAATCTTAAAAAACTTTATTTGCCAGATAGACTTCAAAGTTTCACTGGTGGTACAGCAGTTGTTAAGGGGTGTCCTCAGTTAAATGAAATCTGGTTCCCTAACACAATCAACGTTGCTATCCCAATGGAAGCAATCCAAGATTGTCCTCTTTTAACCAAGATTACGTTGCAAAGCAATTTTAACGTAAATGCCAACTTTGGTAACTGCACATCTTTAACAAGAGAATCGGTTATTCAAATGTTTAGAAACTTAAAGGACTTATCCGGAGGAGCTTCTAAAGTTATCTCCATTCATCAGATTGTCTATGACAGGTTAGAAGAAGAGGATATTGATATTGCCACAAATAAGAATTGGACAATCGGTATTGTGGGTGCAAACGATCCTTTAGCAGGAAAGCTCTTCCATTATGAAAATAGTTCGATTTCTATAGATCTTGAATTCAGCGTTGGGTTTGGCTGCATCATGATTGAAGCTAACGCCGTCAATTTCACATATGAATATCTCTCTAGTTCAACATTCAAGATTGATATCTCAGGCGGAGATTACATCCCAAGTGCTTGGGGTAACTTTATGCCTGTTCCTGTTGGTGAAGTCATTAATGATACTGGAGTTATTACATTTAGTAGTGGCGAAGTATCATCTGTAAAACTAAAAACCTATTCCGCAAACAACGTAGGAACCAATAGAACTTTTAGCTTAGTGAGAGGAGATGATTAATATGGAAATCGTAATTGAAAAAGGTAGACGTGTCCTTGTTGCTAAAAAAGGATGCGTTATACAAAGCGTGACCGATGGATCTATTCTCGGAAAGAAACTCGTTTTAGGTAAAAAGGACTCGGAAATTCATTATCATGAGATTTCGATATCGGAAGAGAAAACGGAAGATAGCCTAGAATGAGTTTCTTTCTATCTTATTTAGACGAAATTAACTCAGGCCTCATAATTGCTGGCGAGGAGTTAAAAAGTGTCTTAAATGGCTTAAAACGTGATTTGGATGATCCTCGATACTATTACGATGAACGTCCTGGTCAAATTAGAATCGAATTCATTGAACGATTCTGCAAGCACACTAAATCTCCCTTCAATGGACAACCATTTATCTTGGAATTATGGGAAAAAGCCTTATTAGAAGTGGCTTATGGGTTCAAGATGAGCGACACCCATTTAAGAAGATTTAACGAGGTCTTACTACTTATCGCTAGAAAAAACGGTAAGACAACTCTTATTGCTGGCATTGACTTGAGCGAATTCTTCCTTAGTGATGGTGGAACTGATATTGTCTGCGCAAGCAATACAAACGATCAAGCATCTATTTTGTTTGAAGAAATCAATAACATGAGAGAGCAATCTAAAGCTCTTAGTAATGAGAAGCGTTCTAAAAAGAATATCTTCTACATTTATTCTCCAAAGAACAAAAACAAGATTAAAAAGTTATCAGCTCAAAGTAGAAATAAAGATGGTTATAACATCGAAGTTGGATGTATTGATGAGGTCCACGAAATGACTGACTCAAAAGTCTATGATGCTATAAAACAATCTCAATCTACCAAAAAAGAACCTTTGATTTTTATTATTACAACAGAGGGAACAACAGTGGATGGCTTCCTTGATAATAAACTGGCCTATGTCAGAAAGATGATTAAAGGAGAAATCAAGGATGAGAGAATTCTTCCTTGGCTCTATACACAAGACTCTATTGATGAGGTGTTTAATGATTCCTCCACGTGGCAAAAAAGTAATCCATCGATAGGAAGTATTAAAAATAAGTCATATTTTGATGACATTATGAATAAAGCTAAGAACGACTTGGCCACTAGAGTTACGATGCTATGCAAAGACTTTAACATCAAACAAGTGGAGTCCGGATCATGGCTAACATTTGACGAATTAAGCAACGAAGAAAAATACAAATTATCAGATCTTGCTGATTCTTACGCTATTGGTGGGGTGGATTTATCTTCCACAACTGACTTAACAGCCGCAGTCTTGTTTGTCATAAAAAATGGGAAGAAATACGTAATTCCTCATTTTTTTATGCCTAGTGAGCTAGTTGATAAGAGAGTGGAGGAAGACAAGATTCCTTATGATATCTGGGTTAAAAAAGGATACATCACTTTGACAGAGGGAAATCAAAATGATTTCTCAAAGGTTACAGAGTGGTTTGTATCGATGGTTAGACAATATAATATTCGCCCTCTTTGGATAGGATATGATCCTTGGAATTCTCAATATTGGGTAAAAGAGATGGAAGATGCAGGATTCACGATGGAAAAAATCCGTCAAGGAATATATACGCTTTCAGAGCCAATGAAACAATTAGAAGGCGATTTGAAAAACAAGCTAATTAATTACAACAATAACCCGATCTTAAAGTGGTGCTTTGCTAACACCCAAGCAAAGGTTGACTTAAATGGAAATATTCAACCTAGCAAATTAAATAGCAAACTAAAACGCATTGATGGCTGTGTGGCGTTGATTATCGCCTATGCAGTCTTAACAAGGTATAAAACCGATTATGAAAACATGGTAAGTTAGGAGGTCGCTATGGGATTATTTGATATCTTCAAACGTAAGAAACAAGTAGTGGCACCTATCCAATATGATGCTTCTATCTTTAGATCGACGTTAAATATCTTCTCTGATTTCGGTGACAACATTAATGCGAGCGACATTGTGAAGATCTGCATTGATCGTATTGCCACTCACTCAGCAAAGCTGAAACCGAGATATGTCAAAACAGAAGACAATGAAACCGTTCAAGAGAAAAAAGGAAATCTCGCCTACTTATTGAAGTTTCAGCCAAACTCGTTGATGACTCCGTATGATTTTATCTATCGAGTTGTCACATTACTTTATTTAAATAACAACGCATTTATTTATCCGGAATATGATTATGCGACCTACGAGCTCAAAGCCATATGGCCACTTAAACCGAATAGTGTTGAAATGCTGAAAGATGATAGCGGAGCCATGTTTCTCCGCTTTTATTTCTCGGATAAGAAGGCGTTCATTCTTCCTTATGAATCAATCATTCATTTAAGAAGGTTCTATGGAACAAACGATGTCTTTGGTGGAAGTGGAGCGATATCTGATCATTCAGCTTTACTAAAAACAATCAAAATCAATGACTCTGTATTACAGGGTTTAGATAATGCTGTAAGAACAAGCTTTCAAATCAAAGGCCTTTTAAAGATAAATGGCATTCTTAATGATAAAGACAAAGCTGCTCAAAAGGCCGAATTTGATAAGGCATTAAACGAAGCCAGTAAAGACGGTGGCAATTCCATCGTTCCTGTGGATTTAAAAAGCGAATACGTGCCGCTTAACGTAGATCCAAAATTAATCGATTCAACGACACTCACTTTTTTACAAAAGAAAATCATTTCTTATTTCGGAGTGTCGGACGCTATCTTTGATAACAAGTACAACGAAAACGAATATAACGCTTTTTATGAATCCGTTATTGAAGGTATTGCGATTGCTATGTCAGAGGCTTTTTCAAAAGCTTTGCTGACTCGAGGACAATTAGAAAAAGGTGAGCAAATCATCTTTTATTCTGAAAGACTTCAATATGCTTCGTGGAATACAAAAGTCCAAGCAATAGAAAAACTAATGGGTTTAGGAATTCTTTCCTTAAATGAATCAAGAGCTTTGCTTGGATTCGAACCTATTGAAGGCGGCTCTAAACGATTACAATCTCTCAACTATGTTGATGCAGATAAAGCTAGCGAATATCAGCTAGATAAATTATTCAAAAA